CCAGTCTAAATGAACAACAGTTAAAGAGTATGTTGAGACAGGTACTTTTTTTGATTGATACAGGAGATGAAAATGATGAGAATTAAAACTGCAAGCATAGAGGTCGAAAAAGTGGAGGTAGTAGTATGATGCCGAAATATCGAGTGTGGGACAAATATACAGGAAGAATACACGATGTTGTAGGATTCGACTTCATTGAGACTGAAGTTCACTATGAAAACTACGCGGAAGCAGAAGCTTTAATACATGCAAGAGATTTTAAAGATGTAGAACTTATGCAAAGTACAGGACTTAAAGACAAAAACAACAACGAAATATATGCGGGAGATATAGTTGAGTTTGAAGATGAAATATTAGAGATGCCAGACGATGAATCTGTAATAGGAACAATTAATAGAGCAGTAATATCTATTGATGTTGTAAATGGTATTCAATTAAAAGATTTTATGTTTGAGGGCGCAGTCTCCGAAAATGATTACTTTGAGTATATAGACATAAAATCCTTCCTTAGATATGACTGTGAGGTTAAAGGCAACATATTTGAATCATCACATTTATTGGAGGTAACAGAATGAACTATGAAACAGGGTTCCAACTAGGTGTAATGGACGCTAGGTTGAAGAAGATGAGAAAACAACGTGATGAGTACAAGAAGCAACGATATGAGCTTATTGGGGATATAGCGGAAGTTAAGAGAAAAGCAAAAGCATTTGATGAGATAGATAATCTGATTTATGAAGTGTTCGAAATGATGAATTGCTTTAAATTCAGTTTTATCAATGAAAATAAAGAGCTTATCCTCGATAGCGAATCAAATATTTTCTTTTCACTAAAAGATTGCGCTAACAAATTAGATTTAGTTGTTAAATTTATTCATTGGGTTAGCAGATCTTGTATTGAAAATATGTCTCCTGAAAGAACACAGGTTTTTTTACAAACAGGTTTCGAACTTTATATTGGCAAACATTTAACAAAAAAGGATTACGAATACATGTATACATGCTTTGGTAACGGATTAAATAGTGATGGCGCATATAGTTATGCCAGAAGATTATTAAATATTCCGGAGGGGATACAATGACACGACCTACTAGAGAGGAATTGTTAAGTTACTTTAAAAAATATGGAGTAGAGAGAGTAAACTCTATTACTGGCGAAGAAAGTGCAATACATTATTTTAGAACAAAGGCGTTTTACTATAGAGAAGAAAACAAAAAACTTTCTGAAAATATCGATAAACTAGAAAAACGCAACAAAGAGTTGGAGAACATGTGGCGCACGCTTAAAAATGAATTGTTTGGAAGATACGAATTTTACCGTTTTAGACTTAGCGAACTACAGATTGAGAGCAGAGCGAACAAGGAAGTAGCTATATATAGAAGAGCTGAAATCAACTTAAGTGTTATATTGTGCCGAATGGACAAACTAGACGGAACAAATGAGTTCTACGAATTTTTAGATCAAATGGAGGACAACGATAATGAATAACACATTAACAATCGATCAGTTACAAGAGTTATTACAAATACAAAAGGAGTTCGACGATAGAATACCGACGCTAAACTTAGGAGATAGCAAAATTGCATATGTAGTTGAATTCTTTGAATGGTTTAATACATTGGAAACGTTTAAGAACTGGAAGAAGAAACCAGGTAAGCCGTTAGATGTTCAGTTAGATGAGTTGGCGGATATGTTGGCGTTTGGTTTGAGTATTGCGAATCAAGTAGGAGTGTCATCAGAAGAGATAAAAGAAGCGATTGAATCAAGTTTTAAAGATACAGAATTTCACAAAATGTTTAATTTTAAAGATAAAGAATTTGCTCAAGGCGCAGTTGTTAGTACACCACAGATAATATTCAAAGAATTTTATCCCGACCAATTGGCAATTGTGATAGCGATAGACATAGCTTACAACTTATATACTATCGACCAACTCATTGACGCATACAAAAAGAAAATGAAAAGGAACCACGAAAGACAAGATGGAACAGCAGACGCAGGAAAAGGATACGTGTAAAGACATCTTATATCGAGTCAAGGAGGTTTTGGGGAAGTGACACAATACTTAGTCACGACATTCAAAGATTCAACAGGACGCAAGCATACACACATAACTCGAGCTAAGAGCAATCAAAGGTTTATAGTTGTTGAGGCAGAGAGTAAAGAAGAAGCGAAAGAGAAGTACGAGGCGCAAGTTAAAAGAGATGCAGTTATTAAATTAGGTCAGTTGTTTGAAAATATAAGGGAGTGTGGGAAATGATTAAACAAATACTAAGACTATTATTCTTACTAGCGATGTATGAGCTAGGTAAGTATGTAACTGAGCAAGTATATATTATGATGACGGCTAATGATGATGTAGAGGCGCCGAGTGATTACGTCTTTCGAGCGGAGGTAAGTGAGTGATGTGGATTACTATGACTATTGTATTTGCTATATTGCTATTAGTTTGTATCAGTATTAATAGTGATCGTGCAAGAGAGATACAAGCACTCAGATATATGAATGATTATCTACTTGATGAAGTAATTAAAACTAAAGGATACAACGGGTTAGAAGAATACAGGATTGAATTGAAGCGAATGAATAACGATATTAAAAAGTAATTTATATTATCGGAGGTATTGCATTGAATGATAAAGATTGAGAAACATGATATCAAAAAGCTTGAAGAATACATTCAGCACATCGATAACTATCGAAGAGAGTTGAAGATGCGAGAATATGAATTACTTGAAAGTCATGAACCAGATAATGCAGGAGCTAGCAAAAGTAATTTGCCAGGTAATCCGATTGAACGATGTGCAATAAAGAAGTTTAGTGATAACAGATACAATACATTAAGAAATATAGTTAATGGTGTAGATAGACTGATAGATGAGAGCGATGAGGATACGCTTGAGTTATTAAGGTTTAGATATTGGGATTGTCCTATTGGTTGTTATGAGTGGGAAGATATCGCGCATTACTTTGGTACAAGTAAGACAAGTATATTGCGTAGAAGAAATGCACTGATCGATAAGTTAGCGAAGTATATTGGTTATGTGTAGCGGACTTTCACCCTATGTAAGTCCGCATTAAAACAGTTTATTATGTTAGTATCAGATTAATATTTAAAGTTATTAAATGCTAATACAACGCATGAACAAGAGGCGCATCACTATGTGATGTGTCTTTTTATTTATGAGGTATGAACATGTTCAAACTAATTGTAAATACATTACTACACATCAAGTATAGATGCGTCTTGATACTACTTAAGTTATATAAGGTGAAACATTATGATGACTAAAGACGAACGTATACGATTCTATAAGTCTAAAGAATGGCAAACAACAAGAAAAAGAGTGCTAGAAAGAGATAATTATGAATGTCAACAATGTAAGCGAGACGGCAAGTTAACGACATATGACAAAAGCAAGCGTAAGTCGTTGGATGTAGATCATATATTATCGCTAGAACATCATCCGGAGTTTGCTCATGACTTAAACAATTTAGAAACACTGTGTATTAAATGTCACAACAAAAAAGAAAAGAGATTTATAAAAAAAGAAAATAAATGGAAAGATGAAAAATGGTAAATACCCCCGGGTCAAAAAAATCGAAAGTGATCAAAACGCTTGGGGAACGGGCAGGGGCTCGACTTCGCGATAATTTTAAAAATCCATGTATAACCCCCCCTCTTATAACCATTTTAAGGCAGGTGATGAAATGGAGATTATAGTTGATGAAAACTTAGTGCTTAAAGAAAAAGAAAGGCTGCAAGTATTATATAAAGACATACCTAGCAATAAATTAAAAGTAGTTGATGGTTTAATTATTCAAGCAGCAAGGCTACGTGTAATGCTTGATTACATGTGGGAAGACATAAAAGAAAAAGGTGACTATGATTTATTTACTCAATCTGAAAAGGCGCCACCATATGAAAGGGAAAGACCAGTAGCCAAACTATTTAATGCTAGAGATGCTGCATATCAAAAAATAATCAAACAATTATCGGATTTATTGCCCGAAGAGAAAGAAGACACAGAAACGCCATCTGATGATTACCTATGATTAGTAATAAATACGTTGATGAATATATAAATTTGTGGAAACAAGGAAAGATAATTTTAAATAAAGAAAGAATTGATCTCTTTAATTATCTACAAAAACATATATATTCACGAGATGATGTATATTTTGATGAACAGAAAATCGAGGATTGTATCAAATTTATTGAAAAATGGTATTTTCCAACATTACCATTTCAAAGGTTTATCATAGCTAATATATTTCTTATAGATAAAAATACAGATGAAGCTTTCTTTACAGAATTTGCTATTTTCATGGGACGTGGAGGCGGGAAAAACGGTCTAATAAGTGCTATTAGTGATTTTCTTTCTACGCCCTTACACGGAGTTAAAGAATATCACATCTCCATTGTTGCTAATAGTGAAGATCAAGCAAAAACATCGTTTGATGAAATCAGAACCGTTTTAATGGATAACAAACGAAATAAGACGGGTAAAACGCCAAAAGCTCCTTATGAAGTTAGTAAAGCAAAAATAATAAACCGTGCAACTAAATCGGTTATTCGATATAACACATCAAACACAAAAACCAAAGACGGTGGACGTGAGGGGTGTGTTATTTTTGATGAAATTCATTATTTCTTTGGTCCTGAAATGGTAAACGTCAAACGTGGTGGATTAGGTAAAAAGAAAAATAGAAGAACGTTTTATATAAGTACTGATGGTTTTGTTAGAGAGGGTTATATCGATGCAATGAAGCACAAAATTGCAAGTGTATTAAGTGGCAAGGTTAAAAATAGTAGATTGTTTGCTTTTTATTGTAAGTTAGACGATCCAAAAGAAGTTGATGACAGACAGACGTGGGAAAAGGCGAACCCAATGTTACATAAACCGTTATCAGAATACGCTAAAACACTGCTAAGCACGATTGAAGAAGAATATAACGATTTACCATTCAACCGTTCAAATAAGCCTGAATTCATGACTAAGCGAATGAATTTGCCTGAAGTTGACCTTGAAAAAGTAATAGCACCATGGAAAGAAATACTAGCGACTAATAGAGAGATACCAAATTTAGATAATCAAATGTGTATTGGTGGTTTAGACTTTGCAAATATCCGAGATTTCGCAAGTGTAGGGCTACTATTTCGAAAGAACGACGATTATATTTGGTTAGGACATTCTTTTGTAAGACAAGGGTTTTTGGATGATGTCAAATTAGAGCCACCTATTAAAGAATGGGAAAAAATGGGATTATTGACCATTGTAGATGATGATGTCATTGAAATTGAATATATAGTTGATTGGTTTTTAAAGGCTAGAGAAAAATATGGGCTTGAAAAAGTCATAGCTGATAATTATAGAACTGATATTGTAAGACGTGCGTTTGAGGATGCTGGCATAAAACTTGAAGTACTTAGAAATCCAAAAGCAATACATGGATTACTTGCACCACGTATCGATACAATGTTTGCGAAACATAACGTAATATATGGAGACAATCCTTTGATGCGTTGGTTTACTAATAATGTTGCAGTAAAGGTTAAACCCGATGGTAATAAAGAATATATTAAAAAAGATGAAAATAGAAGAAAAACCGATGGGTTCATGGCTTTTGTTCACGCATTATATAGAGCAGACGATATAGTAGACAAAGACATGTCTAAAGCGCTTGATGCATTAATGAGTATAGATTTCTAATAGAGGAGGTGAGACATGAGTATTCTAGAAAAGATATTTAAAACTAGGAAAGATATAACATATATGCTTGATTTAGATATGATAGAAGATCTATCACAACAAGCGTATGTGAAACGTTTAGCGATTGATAGTTGTATTGAATTTGTTGCGCGAGCTGTCGCTCAAAGTCATTTTAAAGTATTGGAAGGTAATAGAATTCAAAAGAATGATGTTTACTACAAGTTAAATATAAAACCAAATACTGACTTATCAAGCGATAGTTTTTGGCAACAAGTTATATATAAACTAATTTATGATAACGAGGTTTTAATCGTAGTAAGTGACAGCAAAGAATTACTTATCGCAGATAGCTTTTACAGAGAAGAGTACGCTTTGTATGATGATATATTCAAAGATGTAACGGTTAAAGATTATACTTATCAACGTACTTTCACAATGCAAGAGGTCATATATTTAAAGTACAACAACAATAAAGTGACACACTTTGTAGAAAGTCTATTCGAAGATTACGGGAAAATATTCGGAAGAATGATAGGTGCACAATTAAAAAACTATCAAATAAGAGGGATTTTGAAATCTGCCTCTAGCGCATATGACGAAAAGAATATAGAAAAATTACAAGCGTTCACAAATAAATTATTCAATACTTTTAATAAAAATCAACTAGCAATCGCGCCTTTGATAGAAGGTTTTGATTATGAGGAATTATCTAATGGTGGTAAGAATAGTAACATGCCTTTTTCTGAATTGAGTGAGCTAATGAGAGATGCAATAAAAAATGTTGCGTTGATGATTGGTATACCTCCAGGTTTGATTTACGGAGAAACAGCTGATTTGGAAAAGAACACGCTTGTATTTGAGAAGTTCTGTTTAACACCTTTATTAAAAAAGATTCAGAACGAATTAAACGCGAAACTCATAACACAAAGCATGTATTTGAAAGATACAAGAATAGAAATTGTCGGTGTGAATAAAAAAGACCCACTTCAATATGCTGAAGCAATTGACAAACTTGTAAGTTCTGGTTCATTTACAAGGAATGAGGTGCGGATTATGTTAGGTGAAGAACCATCAGACAATCCTGAATTAGACGAATACCTGATTACTAAAAACTACGAAAAAGCTAACAGTGGTGAAAATGATGAAAAAGAAAAAGATGAAAACACTTTGAAAGGTGGTGATGAAGATGAAAGTGGAGATTAAAGGCGTCATCGTTTCCAACGAAGATAAATGGGTTTACGAAATGCTTGGTATGGATTCGACTTGTCCTAAAGATGTTTTAACACAACTAGAATTTAGTGATGAAGATGTTGATATTATAATTAACTCAAATGGTGGTAACCTAGTAGCTGGTAGTGAAATATATACACATTTAAGAGCTCATAAAGGCAAAGTGAATGTTCGTATCACAGCAATAGCAGCAAGTGCGGCATCGCTTATCGCAATGGCTGGTGACCACATCGAAATGAGTCCGGTTGCTAGAATGATGATTCACAATCCTTCAAGTATTGCGCAAGGAGAAGCGAAAGATCTAAATCATGCTGCAGAAACATTAGAACATGTTGGTCAAATAATGGCTGAGGCATATGCGGTTAGAGCTGGTAAAAACAAACAAGAACTTGTAGAAATGATGGCTAGGGAAACGTGGCTAAATGCTGATGAAGCCATTGAACAAGGTTTTGCGGATAGTAAAATGTTTGAAAACGACAATATGCAAATTGTAGCAAGCAATACACAAGTGTTATCGAAAGATGTATTAAATCGTGTAACAGCTTTGGTAAGTAAAACGCCAGAGGTTAACATTGATATTGACGCAATAGCAAATAAAGTAATTGAAAAAATAAATATGAAAGAAAAGGAATCAGAAATCGATGTTGCAGATAGTAAAGTATCAGCAAATGGATTTTCAAGATTCCTTTTTTAATACAAAAAATAGGAGGTCATAAAATGACTATAAATTTATCGGAAACATTCGCAAATGCGAAAAACGAATTTATTAATGCAGTAAACAACGGTGAACCGCAAGAAAGACAAAATGAATTGTACGGTGACATGATTAACCAACTATTTGAAGAAACTAAATTACAAGCAAAAGCAGAAGCTGAAAGAGTTTCTAGTTTACCTAAATCAGCACAATCTTTGAGTGCAAACCAAAGAAGTTTCTTCATGGATATCAATAAAAACGTTAACTATAAAGAAGAAAAACTTTTGCCAGAAGAAACAATTGATAGAATTTTTGAAGATTTGACGACGAATCATCCGTTATTAGCTGATTTAGGTATTAAAAACGCTGGTTTGCGTTTGAAGTTCTTAAAATCTGAAACTTCTGGCGTAGCCGTTTGGGGTAAAATCTATGGTGAAATTAAAGGTCAATTAGATGCTGCGTTCAGTGAAGAAACAGCAATTCAAAATAAATTGACAGCGTTTGTTGTTTTACCAAAAGATTTAAATGATTTTGGTCCTGCGTGGATTGAAAGATTTGTTCGTGTTCAAATCGAAGAAGCATTTGCAGTGGCGCTTGAAACTGCGTTCTTAAAAGGTACTGGTAAAGACCAACCAATCGGCTTAAACCGTCAAGTACAAAAAGGTGTATCGGTAACTGAGGGTGCTTATCCAGAGAAAGAAGAACAAGGTACGCTTACATTTGCTAATCCGCGCGCTACGGTTAATGAATTGATGCAAGTGTTTAAATACCACTCAACTAACGAGAAAGGTAAATCAGTAGCGGTTAAAGGTAATGTAACAATGGTTGTTAATCCGTCCGATGCTTTTGAGGTTCAAGCACAGTATACACATTTAAATGCAAATGGCGTATATGTTACTGCTTTACCATTTAATTTGAATGTTATCGAGTCTACAGTCCAAGAAGCAGGTAAGGTTTTAACGTACGTTAAAGGTTTATATGATGGTTATTTAGCTGGTGGTATTAATGTTCAGAAATTTAAAGAAACACTTGCGTTAGATGATATGGATTTATACACTGCAAAACAATTTGCTTACGGCAAAGCGAAAGATAATAAAGTTGCTGCTGTTTGGAAATTAGATTTAAAAGGACATAAGCCAGCTTTAGAAGGTACCGAAGAAACACTATAAAATTTTATGAGGTGATAAAATGGTGAAATTTAAAGTTGTTAGAGCTTTTAAAGACATAGAGCACAATCAACACAAGTACAAAGTAGGGGAGTTGTATCCAGCTGAAGGGTATAACAATCCTCGTGTTGAATTGTTGACAAATCAAATCAAAAATAAGTACGACAAAGTTTATATCGTACCTTTAGATAAGCTGACAAAACAAGAATTATTAGAACTATGCGAATCATTACAAAAAAAAGCGTCTAGTTCAATGGTTAAAAGTGAAATCGTCGACTTATTGAATGGTGAAGACAATGACGATTGATGATTTGCTTGTCAAATTTAAATCACTTGAAAAGATTGACCATAATTCAGAGGATGAGTACTTAAAGCAGTTGTTAAAAATGTCGTACGAGCGTATAAAAAATCAGTGCGGAGTTTTTGAATTAGAGAATTTAATAGGTCAAGAATTGATACTTATACGCGCTAGATATGCTTATCAAGATTTATTAGAACACTTCAACGATAATTACAGACCTGAAATAATAGATTTTTCGTTATCTCTAATGGAGGTATCAGAAGATGAAGAAAGTGTTTAAAAAACCTAGAATTACAACTAAACGTTTAAATACTCGTGTTCATTTTTATAAGTATACTGAAAATAATGGTCCAGAAGCTGGAGAAAAAGAAGAAAAATTATTATATAGCTGTTGGGCGAGTATTGATGGTGTCTGGTTACGTGAATTAGAACAAGCTATCTCAAACGGAACCCAAAATGACATTAAATTGTATATTCGTGATCCGCAAGGTGATTATTTACCCAGTGAAGAACATTATCTTGAAATTGAATCAAGATATTTCAAAAATCGTTTGAATATAAAGCAAGTATCACCAGATTTGGATAATAAAGACTTTATTATGATTCGTGGAGGATATAGTTCATGAGTGTGAAAGTGATAGGTGATAAAGCATTAGAAAGAGAATTAGAAAAACGTTTTGGCATAAAAGAGATGGTAAAAGTTCAAGATAAGGCGTTAATAGCTGGTGCTAAGGTAATTGTTGAAGAAGTAAAAAAACAACTAAAGCCCTCAAAAGATACGGGAGCATTAATTAATGAGGTAAGTTTTAGTAAACCTGAATGGATAAACGGAAAACGTACAATTACTGTTCATTGGCGAGGTTCTAAAGACCGTTATAAAATCGTACATTTAATTGAATATGGACACGTTCAAAAAGAAACAGGTAAATTTATCAAACCTAAAGCTATGGGCGGTGTTAATAGAGCAATAAGACAAGGGCAAAATAAGTATTTTGAGACGCTAAAAAGGGAGTTGAAAAAATTGTGATTGATATTTTGTACAAAGTTCATGAAGTGATTAGTCAAGACAGAATTATTAGAGAGCACGTAAATATCAATAATATTAAGTTCAATAAATACCCTAATGTAAAAGATACTGATGTACCTTTTATTGTTATTGACGATATCGACGACCCAATACCTACAACTTATACTGACGGAGATGAGTGTGCATATAGTTATATTGTCCAAATAGATGTTTTTGTTAAGTACAATGATGAATATAATGCGAGAATCATAAGAAATAAGATATCTAATCGTATTCAAAAGTTATTATGGTCTGAACTAAAAATGGGAAATGTTTCAAATGGAAAACCGGAATATATAGAAGAATTTAAAACATATAGAAGCTCTCGCGTTTACGAGGGCATTTTTTATAAGGAGGAAAATTAAATGGCAGTAAAACATGCAAGTGCGCCAAAGGCGTATATTAACATTACTGGTTTAGGTTTCGCTAAATTAACGAAAGAAGGCGCGGAATTAAAATATAGTGATATTACAAAAACAAGAGGATTACAAAAAATTGGTGTTGAAACTGGTGGAGAACTAAAAACAGCTTATGCTGATGGCGGTCCAATTGAATCAGGGAATACAGACGGAGAAGGTAAAATCTCATTACAAATGCATGCGTTCCCTAAAGAGATTCGCAAAATTGTTTTTAATGAAGATTATGATGAAGATGGCGTTTACGAAGAGAAACAAGGTAAACAAAACAATTACGTAGCTGTATGGTTCAGACAAGAGCGTAGAGACGGTACATTTAGAACAGTTTTATTACCTAAAGTTATGTTTACAAATCCTAAAATCGATGGAGAAACGGCTGAGAAAGATTGGGATTTCTCAAGTGAAGAGGTTGAAGGTGAGGCACTTTTCCCTTTAGTTGATAATAAAAAGTCTGTACGTAAATATATCTTTGACTCAGCTAACATGACAAATCATGGTGGCGACGGTGAAAAAGGCGAAGAGGCTTTCTTAAAGAAAATTTTAGGCGAAGAATATACTGGAAACGTGACAGAGGATAACGAAGAAACTTTGTAACGAAACCGGCTTCATCGGAAACTGCGGTAAAGTCGGTTAATATACCAGATAGCATTAAAACACTTAAAGTTGGCGACACATACGATTTAAATGTTGTAGTAGAGCCATCTAATCAAAGTAAGTTATTGAAATACACAACAGATCAAACGAATATTGTATCAATCAATAGAGATGGTCAAGTTACTGCGGAAGCACAAGGCATTGCTACGGTTAAAGCAACAGTTGGTAATATGAGTGACACTATAACAATAAATGTAGAAGCATAAGAGGGGGCAACCCCTCTATTTTATTTGAAAATAAGGAGAGTATTATAAAATGGCAAAATTAAAACGTAACATTATTCAATTAGTAGAAGACCCGAAAGCAAATGAAATTAAATTACAAACGTACTTAACACCACACTTCATTTCATTTGAAATTGTATACGAAGCAATGGATTTAATCGATGATATTGAGGACGAAAATAGCACGATGAAACCAAGAGAAATCGCTGACAGATTGATGGATATGGTTGTAAAAATTTACGATAACCAATTCACAGTTAAAGACTTAAAAGAACGTATGCATGCACCTGATGGAATGAATGCACTTCGTGAACAAGTAATTTTCATTACTCAAGGTCAGCAAACTGAGGAAACTAGAAATTTTATCCAGAACATGAAATAAAGCCTGAAGATTTAACATATAAAGCAATGTTGAAAAATATGGATACTCTCATGATGGACTTAATTGAAAATGGTAAAGACGCTAACGAAGTTTTAAAAATGCCATTTCATTATGTACTTTCCATATATCAAAATAAAAACAATGACATTTCTGAAGAAAAAGCAGAGGCTTTAATTGATGCATTTTAACCTTAACCGTTTGGTTAGGGTTATTTTTTTGAACTTTTTTAGAAAGGAGGTAAAAAATGGGAGAAAGAATAAAAGGTTTATCTATAGGTTTGGATTTGGATGCAGCAAATTTAAATAGATCATTTGCAGAAATCAAACGAAACTTTAAAACTTTAAATTCTGACTTAAAGTTAACCGGCAACAACTTCAAATATACCGAAAAATCAACTGATAGTTACCAACAAAGGATTAAAGAACTTGACGGAACTATCATAGGTTATAAGAAAAATGTTGATGATTTAGCCAAGCAATATGACAAGGTATCTCAAGAACAGGGTGAAAACAGTGCAGAAGCTCAAAAATTACGGCAAGAATATAACAAACAAGCAAATGAGCTGAATTATTTAGAAAGAGAATTGCAAAAAACATCGGCTGAGTTTGAAGAGTTCAAAAAAGCCCAAGTTGAAGCTCAAAGAATGGCAGAAAGTGGCTGGGGGAAAACCAGTAAAATTTTTGAAAGTATGGGACCTAAATTAACAAAAATGGGTGATGGTTTAAAATCTATTGGTAAAGGTATGATGATTGGTGTTACCGCACCTGTTTTAGGTATTGCAGCAGCATCAGGAAAAGCTTTTGCAGAAGTTGATAAAGGTTTAGATACAGTTACCCAAGCAACAGGAGCAACCGGCGGAGAGCTTAAGAAGTTGCAGAATTCATTTAAAGATGTTTATGGCAACTTTCCAGCAGATGCTGAGACTGTAGGCGGTGTTTTAGGGGAAGTTAACACAAGGTTAGGTTTCACTGGCAAAGAACTTGAGAGTGCCACAGAGTCATTCTTGAAATTTAGTCACATAACAGGTTCTGAAGGCGTACAAGCCGTTCAATTAATTACGCGTGCAATGGGTGATGCAGGTATTGAAGCTGATGAGTATCAAAGTGTACTTGATATGGTAGCGAAAGCAGCACAGGCTAGCGGTATAAGTGTTGATACATTAGCTGATAGCATTACTAAATACGGTGCTCCAATGAGGGCTATGGGCTTTGAGATGAAAGAATCAATCGCTTTATTCTCTCAATGGGAGAAATCAGGTGTTAATACTGAAATAGCCTTCAGTGGTTTGAAAAAAGCTATATCCAATTGGGGTAAAGCTGGTAAAAATCCAAGAGAAGAATTTAAGAAGACATTAGCAGAAATTGAAAAGACGCCGGATATAGCTAGCGCAACAAGTTTAGCGATTGAAGCAT